CGAGGAGGTCAGAAAATGCGGGCTGTGGGCGCAGTAGCGCAAACACAGCAAGCCCCAAAAGTCGGGGTGACCGAAGAGATGTATAATGAGGCAAAAAATGCCAACCAGTACTACGAGGGCAAGTTTGAAAAAAACTCTGGTATGTCCAAGTACGACGAACTCACTATCGTCGCCTATTCAGGCGGGGGGTATGTTATTAACTCCCAAATTTATGAAAACAGACTAACAAGCGGGGACAAGGCATTCAAACGCAACCTTAACAACGCCCTCGACACCCTCCCCGTGTACAAACATACAGAGCCACTATATCGCGGGTACGCTGACTATCTTGGCAAGTTTAAAGACGTAGAAGCAGGCGACGAATTTACCCTGAACACGTTTACCAGTTCGTCCAAGTTTTTGAAAGTGGCGGAGGACTTCGCAGGGCAGGGACAGTACGCTGTGGTGTTCAAAATTGCCAGCAGTAAAACGGGCAGGGACATAGAGAAGGTGGGGCTGCAGGGGGAGTTTGAGGTGCTGTTTAAAACGGACACCAAATGGAGGGTAAAGGAGGTTATACCGAGAGGCATTAACGGGAGTATGCAAAAAGTAATAACCATAGAAGAGCGATAGCGGGTATATGGGAAAGGTAAGTATCATAGATTGGACACGGGTTAAACAGCTGCTGCGGGCGCAATGCAGTGGCAGGAGTATTGCGGCGGTAATTGGCGTCCACGAGGCAACGCTATATGAAAAAACAAAAATTGAACAGGGTTGCGATTGGCGGGAATATTCACGCAGGGTTAAAAGTGAGGGGCTGGACTTGCTCAAAGCCAAAATGTACGAGGTGGCAATGAGCGGGGACACGCAGATGTTAAAGTTCCTTGCTAAAAATTATATGGGGTGGTCTGAAAATACGCGCATAAACGTTGAGGGTACGTTGGGGGTGGACGTGCTGTTTTTACAGCCTGCCAAAGAAATTACTGCGCCCCCGCTATCGGAGGGGGAGGTAGAAGACCCCTATGCGTTGGGCATACAATTAATAGACAGCGACGAATATGCAGCAGACGACAATGACGAATGGCAGGAGGCAGAGGTCGCAGCCTTTGTTTCAGAGGACGACTGATGTGTTTTGGTGGGTGCTGGGGGCGTTGCGGGATAGCAGCGTGAAGGTGGTGGTGGAGCAGGGTGGCACGTCGAGTGGCAAAACGTATGCTATTATGCAGGTGCTGGCATATCTTGCGTTGCACAAGCCTCGCACGATTATTACGGTGGTAGGGCAGGATTACCCGAACCTTCGCAGGGGTGCAATGCGGGATTTAACCCGTATTATTGGCGAAAGCCCAGCATTGTATAAAGCCCTTACGAACAGGGACAAGGCGGAGAGGATATTTTACAATGGCAGCGTTATTGAGTTTGCGGCGTTTGAGACGGCGCAGGACGCTAAGAGTGGCAAGCGTGACTATTTGTTTGTCAACGAGGCGAATGGCGTTGATTTTGATATATACGAGGCGTTGAGTGTGCGGACGCGCAAGGTGGCGTTTGTGGATTACAATGCTACTGCGCCGTTTTGGGTACACGACAGGTTAATTGGGGCGGCAGGGGTGGTGACGCATATCAGCAACTTCACTAATAACCAATACTGCCCGAAGCCAGTAATTGAGAAAATATTGGCGTACAAGGGCACTGACCCCTACAGGTGGAGGGTTTACGGTATGGGGCTGACGGGGGTGGTGGAGAGCGAGCGTTGGCTGGATGCGTTTAACCCTGACAGGCATGTGGATGCGGGGCTGCAAATTCGGGCTACTGAACCACTGCTGGTAAGTATAGACTTCAACGTGGGTAAATTTGTGGCAATTGCGATACAGTGTTCGGACTTGGACGACGGCAAGCACAGCTTTTTTCATGTGGTGGACGAGATTGTCCTCCAAGACGCCAACATTGAAAAAATGGCTACAGTCATTTTACGGCGTTGGGGCAGGCATCATCTGCTGATTACGGGCGACCAGTCTGGAGCGCGCAGGGACACGGGTTATTCGAGCAGCAACGACACCCTGCTGCGTCAAGATTTTATGCCGCGCTGCGTGCCGCTTCGAATTCAAAAACGCTCAGGACCGCCATCGATTCGGTGTGGTACTGACAGGCCATGGAGATAGAAGTCCACCGCG